TTTTGCGGCACGAGCAAGTGCAAGTCTTTCTGCTGCGGCCTTCTTTTGTTCATCCGTCATAGGTTTTCTTTTACGACGAACTTTTTTTCGTTTAATCTCTTTTTCGGGTTCTTCCCATCTGTTCATAAAAGTGAATTCCTTATTAACCCTAAATACTACACAAGCTTACCATAAAGGTTTTCAAATGTCAAGTGGTGATATTTTCGATTTTGGTTTTACAGCGGTTACAGAGGATGAATTGGATGCGGTTCAACAAGCAAACCAAACCATACAGTCTGTTTCTGCTGATGTGAGTACTACTCAACAAAAACTGGATAAATTGTATAATGCAATTCAACCGTTGTTATCAAATCTCAAAAAGAATCCTGAGAAAGACTATATTTATTGGCCTAACAGATTACAGAAGGTTGAACAATTCGAAGATTATATTCAAGAAATTTATTCCAGCACACCTAGTATATAGTTTTCGGCAGTATCTTCTGCATAAGATAAACTATGGTTCGAAACATCGACGGTGCGAAGGTAACGACTTTTTTCATACAACTCAACCACATAACCTTTTTCAGTTTTGATTACGAGAGCTTCTTTTTTACCGTTTTCAGACATATGTTTTGAAATTTTTTCAGAGATACCTTCGCGTTTGTGTTCGTGTTTCATATTTTTTCCACCAAAAATTATATCCCAATTATGGTCAACCAGTTCTTGTTCGACTAATGTTGGCCTGCGTCTTGAACCTTTACCAGACATTTTTTACTCCAAAATTAAACCATTGTTATTATCATTTAACATTCCAAGGGTGCCTTCTTTTTCTCTCTTTTCAAATTCTTTCCACCACGTTGGAGGGTTTCTTCGAGTCCATGCAGAAAAACTTCGTTTAGCTTCCCAGTAGTAATTTCGATAAGAAGCGACAATATTATTTTCAACGATGCACTGAGGAAACTCACTCATTGCAGGAGGCGGTTCTGTAAAACCTCTAGACTCTAAATTTTCGGGTGGTTCTATTAGAACCTTACGTAGGTCAAATAGAGACTTATGAATTTTGCCGTACCGATATGTATACTCTTTACCGAGATGAATCCATAGTTTGTATAACCACTTATAATTTTCGGATGATTCTCGTAACCAAATATTACAGGGGTGGTTGATATGACAGGCCTTATACAGGGCAATATTCATATTGGAATTGTCAAGATAATATCTTGCAACAGAACGACCATTTTGAGTTGTTCCTTTCCAGTACGTACCATCGACAGTTCGATGGCAGGTACTTAGAAGCTGTGCGTACTCGGTACACATTTTTACAACATGTTTGTCGATGTGTTCCTTAGCACACTGTACTGGGTCTTTATTCAGTACGAATACGTTCATTGTCCTCTTCTTTTTCGATAGATTTGGCGAAATCAAAAACCTGAGTTAACACGTTTTTATCTTGGTGTGAAAGTTGATTATACATTTTTTTAACTTTTTTGTCAACACCTCCATCAATGTTCTTTCTTAAAAGTTTCGATTTCTTTCCGTTCATACAGTTTTCTCCTCAGCCCGAATACCTCCAATGATATACACTTCTGGATCTTGTTCTGTGAAACCATTACTCTCTAAGAACATATAACCTTCGTCATAAAACCCTTCTTGAATTCGTTCTTGTTCTTTCTCATCATTTTCAAGATTGCCATACCATTTGAATTCTTCATAAATTCCATCGTCGGTATACAGAAATTCCATATCCTCAAAACATACTTCCATATCCTCTTCGTTGTCGTAAGCATCCTGAAGAATTTTACACTCGTCTTCGTTTTGCGGAATAATCAACCACTCTCCAGAACGCCATAGTGTTTCAATTACGAAACTACAATCTTCTTTACGAAGAAACGAAAACTCTTCGACAGACTTCTTATATTTGTTACCAATAACATATTGTTTACCAATTTCAAATTTCATTTAGACTCTCCACGGCTTTCACTACATCTGAAAAATGTGTTCCAAGAACATCCCAACACTTGTCTGCAACTTTGATATGCTCCGACTGCGTTCCGTGTCCTCGCCTAAGTTCGCAATAATGAATCCATGAACGTAAGGTGCCTGACATATACAATGTTGTTTCTGTGAGACCTTCAGGAAGAAGAGCACGAGCCTGTTCTTTCGCAATGCCCGTATTCAACGCCATTTCATAATAGTCTTTAGCGACTTTAGCAACCTCTGCCTGCATCTCATTAAAGACCTCTTGCGCCTTCTTCTGACGAATGGGATCTTCATCTACCATCGATAGTTGCCGGTTTGTAGGATGTTGTTTACGTGCCTCTCGGTGAGTGTTAAACCCCTCACTCACTGCATACCGTTGAGAAAACTCCTGAAAGGCAAATGAGCGGTGTCGAATTATCTGACGACTGATATCTCGTGTCGTTTTGATTTCCATCGTAACACTGACCATCTCGAAAGGAGACCAGTGACCTTCTTTAATAAGATACCGCAATAACTTTGGGGCAGTCTTCTCATTGTTTTGATTTCCTGGATTGCTCACTCTTGCAGCATACGCAATCAATTCATTAGCAGTGTGACAACCAGTTATTGCACTGGGTTGCGTCATGCCAACAAGGTTCACTTCACATGTCATATTTTCCATCCTCATAGGTTCCGGGCACACTGTTGTATGCAATTACACGTTTAAATGCTTCAACTAATTTAGTATCACGAATTGAATCATCGTCCATAGTTGACTTAAAATCCTCAAGTTGTTCGATTAATTCGTCGAGAATCAATGCATCAAACGCATCCTCATTAAAATCACTTCGGCTTATCATCAAATTCTCCATCATTAAAAGTGTCTTTCTCAATTAAAAAAGGATATATACATCCACAAAATGCAACCATCAGAAAGAATATTGCGCCGAAAATTTCTAAGTATTCTTCAATCATCTCGTTCGGTACTCCGTGAAATTAAGTAAATTAAAAACATTAGATATAGTATACCAAATGCATCTAGTAATGTCAAATCAAAGTTCATTATGAATGTTGGTCGGTTGGTCGGGGTTGTAGGAATTGAACCTACGACCTCTCGCTCCCAAAGCGAGCGCACTACCAGACTGTGCTAAACCCCGATTATTCTTCCTCATCATCCCATAAATCATCAGTCATGTTGGCATCTTCCCACCAATGAATCACCTGATTAAAACCCGAACACATTACACTGTACTCGTTATTCTCAATCCATTCTTCCAACATATCAATCTGTTCTCTGGTCAAATCTGGAACATCACACTCAAATAGTTCTTCAACCATTTGTACAGCGGAGTCATAGATTTGTCCTTCAAAATACTCTTCAATTTTGTGAATTCTATTAAACATTTTTTTTACATCCTTGGTAAGTCATTGGTGGAAGGGGCTGGATTCGGACCCACCCTTCCAAGTTGAGATTGAATATATTGTTCTTTTTCTTCATCACTAACAATTTGGGGTTCGCCTATTGGTTGATCACCCAGAAACCACTGACCATTAATCTCTTTTGGAATCAACATTTTCTCGTTCTCTTGTTATTTTTGATTATTTGGCTCCCTGTCGTGGGCTCGAACCACGGACCCAATGATTAACAGTCATTTGCTCTACCAACTGAGCTAACAGGGAATAACTGGTGCCGCCACCAAGAGTCGAACTTGGTTCTGAGGTTTACAAGACCCCTGCATCGCCACTTATGCTTTGGCGGCTAAATTGTTAATTTTTTTCATGTATATCTATTCCGAAATTAAAAGTAATATAGTTGCCCCTCAGTATCCTCTACCGCCCCGCACTATATTTGACGATTCATTAGTAAGATAGAAACATATAACCGTCTTTCCACAAAATGTATATGGGGGAGGCATTACCCTCCCCGCAAAGGGGAACCACCCCCAAAGAAATATTTTTATGACACCCTAAACACATTGATTCCTTTTAACGTGGGGCGGAGAGATTCCAGTTCGAGTTCCAGTTGCTTTCAGTTATTTTCTAGTCCGTAGACTCCAGTAGCATTCAGTTGGTTTCTATCTCGATTCAGTTGGTATCTAATCTCTCCGTTTTTTCATTGTTTAAAATCATATTATTGCATACTTTTTGCAAAAATACAAGAGAAATTTTGGAATACATTATATTCCAGATATTCCTTTAATTTCTGCCTTGGTGAGGTCTCGAAATTTACGTCTCGCCACAGACCATTGTTTCTTAGGGTGTGCAAAGATAATCGCCTCTGAGGAACCTTCTGGCACGTAGCCAAGGAGGGTTGTTCCTGAAGTGAGGTATATGTGTGCGGGTACTCGATAGTCCGTCTTATCCCACACAGTGACTTCCTGGCGCACTCTCATAACATCACCACAATTGCAAGTAACACGCCAAAGATAACCATAGAACCAAGACAAGAACCTATAACACCTTCCATAAAGGACTCATCAAAGTCGTTACCTTCAAAACGAATGTTATCCTTACGGCGTCTATCTTCAGGAATATACACAGAACCTACCTCATGATTTAATTTATTTCTTTCCATTAGAACATCCTCCCAAAATCAATATTAGACCAACCTTCACTTTCACACATCCAAGCAGTACCACACTTCTCGTTGACAATGATATCACCCACAGAAACCGAATGCATTCGAGTGAATTTCTGGATACTAGACCCTGCGGGACCATATCCGTTACCGACATGAAACACGTCTTCGAGGTTGTCAACACCCGATACACGGCAGACTGAAGTGAAATGATCTTCCATCCAAGGTTCATAGTTTTCTGAACCGCTGAACTTGACATCACGCTGGATTGCGATCTCGGGAAAGTCACCGAAATCACCGCCCCAACCAACTTTATTCAAGTGGTCAGACGCTTCGTCACTGAGGTGAAATTGGTGGATTAAGTAAGACATAGTTCGATCTCCCATTGATTAAAAACATATTATCTCAGTTATTGCGGTAAATTGCAAGCGTTTTTTGATGAAATTTTGGAATACGTTATATTCCGCTTTTTCACGAATATTCGACTTTAATGGTCCGTCTTTTCTTGCCCTGATTGACAATCAGGTCACCACTAAAGTATGTAACTCTTTGATTATCAACAAGTTCTTTTTTACCATAATGGGTAGCATAGTAATTTTCGCCGCCACCTTTCCAGTCAGATTCTAATAATGGTGTGCCAGCCACGAAAAATTTAGGTTCACCATCGACAATTTCCCAACTCACAAAAACATAATATCCTGGTCTTTTTGAAAAGGTACCACCTCTCCAGTTATGACCATTAGTCGTTTTTATCTCGATTGGTTCACCATGAAATCGAATGTCCGGTTCACTATCCAACTTCGGGGCAACTGCACCCTCAACCAACTTCTCGATGTTGTTTTCAAACAATCCAGAAATATCCTCGGATAACTGTTTATTACTCTTTCTCAGTCCAACCTCATCATAGAAAGAAAGCAACTTTTTCAGGTCACTTTTAACACCATTCAAAACGTTGTCTTTAATTTGAAAACTCATCAATCACATCTCCTTAATTACAAGGTAATGATCTCAAGAAAAGGGTGTTTTGTCAACACCTTTTTTAGACTGTTTTGTTATAAGATTATAACGTTTGGTAATATAGATCAGTGGTTTCGATTAGTTTTCCTATCCACTTATCTCTAGATTCTATGAATACTTGCGGGTTTTCGTCGTCTACAGCGATTATAGTAACGAGTTGTTCAATTGGCATGCCAGTTCGTTCTTCCCACATGACAGCGTATCCAGCCTCTTGACAGAAGTAGTTTTCGATGTACTCTCGGCGCTTGAGTTTTCGGGAAGTTTTAAAGTCAATGATCGATATCTTTCCGTCAAATTCAGCAACACAATCGACACGCCCAGCAAGACGTAAATGGTCGCTATAAAGAGGAAGTTCCTGGCCGTATACTTTTCCGATTCGTTCATCTAAGATATCCTTAACGGATAAGAAGTTAGCGACAATGTTTGGCATATAACCAGACAAATATTTCGAATCGTTATTTATGTATTTTTCGATTAATTCGTGAACACTTGTTCCACGTTGCGATGCACGAAAAGTGATTTGATTGGCTTTCTCTTCACCAATTCTTTTTCTCCATCGAGCGATTGAATCCTTAGACAGAATACTAAGAACCGTAGTTATCGACGGATATTTTGTTCCAGTCGGTGTAGCGTATCTGCGACCAGATTCTTCTGTAACAGATTCGAGGTCATCATATCCCAAACCAATTTTTACGTGTTTAAACATAATATATTAACCTGCCTTAAGTTTGCCTTTTCGTAGTCTAGCTTCGTACACTCTTCTTTGTTTTCGATTAAGTTTTGATAGTTGTTCTTCGGTTAGAATTCGTGAAGAATCCATTGCCTCTATTGCTTCTTTTTTATTCTGTTTAGATTGTTTTTTAGATTCATGAATTGCGATTTGTACATTTTTTCCTTGAGGAATTTTAATCTCGTCATGGTCATGGTGAATAATAAATTTAGTTTGACCTTCAAACTCTTTGAACAGATGATACCATATTGGACGCCAATTATTCAACAACCTATAATTATTTGCATTTGAACGGTCACTCATCAGATACACATCTGTTATCGAACGCATATTGAAATCCATAATAGTATCAAAACCGTACATATGAATTTCTTTCGGCTTAAACTTAGTCGCTGCAAAATGAGTCGCCATGTGACCGCAGTTAAAGTTAGTAGCAGATTGTGGATCGCCTGCTGGGCCGCAGTATTCAGGAACGTGTAAATAAAACCCCACAATGTTTTGTGCATACTTTAAATAAAAAGAAGATTGACTAGGATCGTTCATCCATATTTTAGGTCGATTACCCAAGACCCAACGGTACATATCCAAATTAACATGACCTTCTGTCAAGGCCATCATCATTTTAAAATCCACCATTATGGTTGCATATACATCTTCGACGTGAAACGGAGGCATATTACACACTAAACGAACACCTTCTGGTTCATTCATATCATGCCAAAAAATCGACTTATCGCCATTCCCTATAAGATGAACAACATCATTTTTTTTCATGGTACATTATTTTCCTAATCTGTTCTTTTCCTTTAAATCCCGTCCAATGCATAGCCAACTTATTTGGGTTGTCATTCCCATCTAATATTTGGAGACGCATCCAATTGTATATATTAGGTAAAGAAGCGATGTTTGTCATTCTCGTTAAAGGACTAGCTCTAACCATTTCATGAAGAACTTCTTGATCTCCAACTGAAGGGTTTATTTTACACTGTTGTTCCCACTTTGTCAAGATGTTTGGTTTATTAATTATTCCTACAACACCAGAGTTATGCCATGTTTCTCCTCTTCGTTTTGTCCAACCAACATCTTCCACCATAGCTAATTTGTTAGGTTCGAAATGATCGAAGATTCCAGACATATCACCAAGAATATGAATATCAGTATCTAACCAACAAACATACTTTCCGTCTGTTTTTCTCAATGCTTGAGGTTTATAGAACCATCCACCAGTTCTCTGTTTATCAACTTGGAACATTTCAGCAAAACCACCAATCTGATATGCCCAAGAACGAGTCGCATCGCTGACACCAAAGTCAGCAAACACTATAGGAGTCGTATTGTGTTTCAGGTAGTTCTTCATGAACCACGGAAGCATCCATTCAGTGTTTTGGTCACATCCAGTAACGAAACACTTATCGAACGATTTCATAATTCTGACCACCTTTCCAGTTATGTTTCGCTAAACAACCTTCGGTTTTTTGGATGGTTGTGAAATAATCCTTTGCGGCTACAGGCCAGGGGTAGAACTCTTCTAACCAAGGAAAATGTATCAGGTTAAGATAAACGTCTGTTGGTCCACCTTTGGTCTTCGCTGTCTCAATGAGAATCTTCGCACCAGCAGGTTTTAGTCTGTATGCATGGGCGCCTGGAAAATATCTTTTAGAAACAAGTGGTCCAGCGCCGATGTGCATTGGTGTGTTATACTTTCCATAACTAGGTTGACCCAAAGAGATTACTTTATCATAGTTAATGAACAAGGGGATATTATTTACCGCTACCGCATCATGTTCGAAGATTTGGTATTCTTGATTATCTTCTACGCACTTCTCCCATAAAGTATGGTGAGAAAGAAAGGCAGACATACACGACTCAAGATAAGAATATTTTTCAATGAAGCCTTCGGGGTTGATACCCTTTTCTTCGAACAATTTTTCGGGATTGTCGTTTGGTGTAATCGCATCGAACATCTGTACGTTGTGTTCGGGCATCGACTTTATACAACGAGACGCGGCCTCTACGGACTTGGGGTTTGATTGAATTGTTATAACAAATGATTTCATATTAAAGGTCTTCGATTATTCCTTTTGCAATAAAGTCTTTCAGATTCTCATCTCTTGGTTTTGGTTTATGTCTCATATGTAACATAAATGCTTTCTCAGGATTGGGTAGATAACTGCTCTGATCCCATCGTGAATCTAGATTATACTTAGGACCAATAGTAATACCAGCTTTTACTGAGAGACAATGAAAAATACCTTCATCTACAAAGGGCAATGGACTAACCTGTTTAAACATTCTTTCCATTTCAGGATTAATTTGATTTCTCATTAAGATACGAAAATCTCTAGGCATCACATAACAAGCGCCCGACCAGATTGGTGTATTCATACTGGCCCAATGAGGGAATTGTCTATAAAACTTTGGTAGAATCATATCACTATGAATTTTGTCAAAGGGTGCAATTCCTTTTGCTTCGAGGATGTTTTCTTGACAACCTTTCACCATGAACTTATCAGTATCTAACATGACCACTACATCATATTCATCATACTCTTCATTAATCATCGCACACTTCTGACATTGGGCTCTCAATCCAGGCCGAAAAGGTTCACCTGACAATAAACGATATTCTGCGCCAATCTTCTCAGCATAATTTTTAATGTTTGCGATACTTTTATTCACAATCCAAGGGCGGGGAGTTTCAGAACCAAGTTCAGGGTCTCGATTAACTGCTTGTGGTTCGAAGTGTTGTAGAATAATACCTTTCATAACTTATAAGTTCCATTGTTCGACAGGGAGATTTACAATGCGTGAAAGTTTCTCAGCATTGTAACGATTAGCACCAGCTAATTGAACATGTACAAAATTAGCACGACCCTCTCTTAAATCGTTAACGGGTCTTGGTTCCTTTGTACCAGGCACATAGTGTACTGAACTATTCCATTTGTAGTCCAACTCTTTCCAATTTAATCCAGCAACTTCTAACATTGCGTGTATGTATGGTTGGTCACATGTATAGAATACAGGTAGTCCAGAAAAGTTTATCATTGAAACATAACTTTGAAAAGGAACAAACCTTGTTCGAGCTTTGTTTATACCTTTTCTAGACCACAATACCACACCAGAATTATAGGCTTTAACTGAACCACACTCAGCTTTGGGTAACGTAACATCCCATTTTGATTCTACAACTCTGGCCCATATTTTATCATTAGCGTGATTAATTCCCGCAACGGTATGTTTTTTCCTAACCTCTATCTGTTGCCATTCTTCCACAATAGCAATGTCTTTATCTTCTATTTCATCAAAGATATTTTCTTCGAGATTTTCTGTAGGAAAGACATCTGTATCAGTGAAAAGAATTTTATCATACTGGTCAAAGGATTTATCGAACACCACTTTGAATTGACCGTAGTGTGGAGAGTATTTTCCTAAACCCGTTACATACTTAGGGTCGCGTTCGAACAAATGGTCGGCGCCAATTCGATTGGCATATTCTTTCATAACCGAAGTACTCGCCAAACATTCACTAGTTGGTGTACCATCCCAATACTGATATATCAAACATTTCATATTTTTACCTATATGCTAATCTAACACCACCACCGCAACATAGATGATTGGTACCGAATGGGTAACTCAATACCTGATACCAACCAATTTCCGATGGATACAGCTGTTTACATTTATATAACTTCTTAACCCATTCAGAATCATACATTTCTCTAGGATGGAATATCATAAAGTCTTCTAGGTATTTTCTACCCTCGTCTTGATAGTTACCATCTAGATGTTTAATTGTTTCCCAGTTACCACTAATACCATTAACACCAAACGAAAATCCGATAGCTCGTTTTTTCTCGTATGAATTTTCAACGTATCGGTTAAAGTTACACTTTAAAGATATTTCAATATCGTAACGAACACGAATTATCATATCATATTCTAACGGAATTTTTTCAAGATGTAAAGCGTGACCGATTAACTGTTTGGTACGAAGGGCCTTAAAATGTGCATATTCCCAGTTGTCCCGAAATCTTTTCATTCGGTTGGGATTGTTAGTGATTACGTTAGGACCGACAGTGGATTCAGAACCATCTTTATTTGGAAATGTGGGTGACTCTAAAAACGCACAGTAATCTATTTCTGGTTCTTCAGCGTGATCGACTGAAGAGTTTAGTATGGATTCCATCTCCGTTTTATATTCGGTCCATGTAAAATAAAACGGGTCAGCATCAGGAAAAACTTTTTTATATTTTTCCACACATGAGGCAACATCACCTCTAGGAATGCCGGAAAAACAGATTGCTGTCTTCATATAATCATATTACCGTAAATCGATTTGACAGCACTGACAATCTGTCTTTTTCTCCCAGCACAAAAATGTATCAATGATGCATCAGGGTCAGAATCCTCTGGTTGATTGCAGAATTTCTTGTCCCACCGAGAATCCTCTCTAAATTTTAGATTACATAAATCTTCGCCGTCTCGATAATCTGTTCTCATACAAACATCGCGGGGATGTTTACCCTCAAGAATTTTGGATTGATGAAAAAGATAATGTAAGATAACTTCATCGCCCGGGTGTTTATCCACCAGAGATTCTTCAAATAGTTTTTGATTCCAATGTTTTCTCAACTCTTGCCTTTGTTCTCTATTAAGTTTTATCCAATTACCAAAGAAACACCATGATCCTTGTTTGTATAGGTTAGGTGCAGCCTCAGGTGTTTTGCTAGGATGAGGTTTTCTCGTAATAGCATTTAACGCTTTAGGTCCAGCAATTGCTCTATCATGCAACACACCAATTTCAGGTCGATTCCAAAAACTTTGATATTTTTTAGTTGCAATTGTGTCCATATCAATCATGCACACTTGGTCGTACTCGTCATACTTCTCTAATAGAAGACACAATTTCTGTGGAGTAAACCCAAGTTCTTTACCCATAGGAAAACCACGAATCAATTGATAATCTGCCCCTGTCATCTCTGCATAACGTTTCACCGTCTTCTCACAGTAATACGCCCATTCAGGTATGGTACCTTCAAAATGTTGTAATATTAGATTCAAGGTTTGTTCTCCAAATAGTACGATAAATCTTCGGGTGTGCCCAATCCCCACATTTCATTCGCTTGATACGTTCTAATTATTTTATTATCTTCAATAGCTTGGTTGAATACTGGACACACATAGAACTCGTCATTGACACGAACATTTCTTTCTATCATTTGTTCGGCATATTTTACAAAGTCAGAACCTTTTTTCCAGTAATAAAAACCTACTGTAGCGTTATCGGAAATAGGGTCTTTTTCAGCAACCTTTCTAACTATACCGTGTTCATCAACTTCTGCGAAAGACCATTTGGGATGTGTGGCCTTAAAAGTAACAATTCCACCATCAGCATGACTCTCCTGCATGTTGTACATAAATTGAACAGGGTCCCAGTTTACCCATTGATCACTGTTAGCGAAAAACAATGGGTCTTCTGAATTGATGTAATCTTTCGCTAAAAGAGCAGTACAAGCTGCACCTTCAGTGATTCTGTCGACTTCAACAACTTTACAGTTGGGTGCAATGAGAGACAACATGTTCTTCAAATTGTATTTTTCGTTATGTTCTTTTTGACACACAAAAATATAATTCGCTTCTAACCCAAGATTTTCGACCACAACCTGAATCATCGGTTTACCTTTAATATCAATCAAGGGTTTGGGGAATGTGTATCCAGCTTGTGCAAATCTAGAACCTGCACCAGCCATAGGAATTAAGACATTTAACTTTTCTTCTTTCCAAACGTTTTTCACTTCGTTAGTTTCCAATTTAGACATGATTTTTTCTTTAGTAACATCTTTAGTACTTTCTACTCTTATGTATGTGGCTCTTGAACGTGCTGCTGCGAGAAGACCTGGCGGAGAATCTTCAACAATTACAGTTTCTTCGGGAAGACAACCCATCATTGACATTGCTTTCCAATATATTTCTGGATGTGGTTTAGAGTTCTTCACATCCTCATTCGATAAAATCACAGAACAATATTCTATTAAACCAGATTTTGCAAGTGCTGTCAAGACAGTTCTACGAATAGAATTAGAACACACACCAATAATATATCCTAGATTTTCCAACTCTTTGAAAAGGTCTAAGGCATGAGTGTTGATAGGTAGGTTGTGCATCATCTCAACCGTCTCTTTTTGCTTACGGTTGAAAATCGATTCGTGGAGTTCTACTGGAAGGCCTTTAGACTCCGTTAACATCTGGAGTTTTTCTTTGGTTTTCCTGCCATCATAAACATTACGATGTTCTTCGGGAGTGATAATATATTCTTCTGGAAGTGCTTTGTTCAAAGACACATAGTGAATATTTTTAGCATCTACTAAAACACCATCCAAATCAAAAAGAACTAATTTTATCATCGCCAAAATATAATATCACACTCATGATTAGGTTTATGTATACGATATTTAAATCCGTGTTCTTCTAAAAACTGAATAGCGTTGCCGTGGGTATTACCTGTATTTGAATATAATTCAACTCTGTAGGCAACCTCTATTCGGCCCTCTTGAATATTTTTAACATGGTCACCCATACTTTTAAGTACGTTTAAATCATTACCTTGTGCATCACACCACAAATAACTTATTTTGTCATATTCGATTTTGTCTAGAAAATTATCCAGTCGAACTTTCTCTACGGTAATTTTTTCTACGACTTCAAAATCTTCTCGACCAGGCCATACTTCATCTAGATTAGTGGAAAAATCATGAAGACTAGAACAACCGTAAGCATAAGCAATACCTGATGGTTTTGAAATATTAAAAGTCGCTGAACCTTCTTCAATATCAACAGCATGAGGATAAAATTTTACTCGTTCGTTATTTTGATATCTTTGAGTCAGTTTATTATAGAGTTCTGGTACTGGTTCAAAACCATGATAATTGCCTCGATACTGCAATAAACGATCTACATCTTGGCCCGTATTAACACCAATTTCTAAAATAATATTTTTCATTTTTATTCCTAATTATGATAAGACCTATACCATTTAACAAAGTTGTTTACCCCTTCTTCGATAGATGTTTGGGGGTTGTATCCTATCGCTTGAAGTTTACGTGTGTCACTCCATGTCTCTAAAGCGTCAGCGGGATGTTTTGGTCCATACTTAACTTCGGCTACTATTCCAAGAGAGTCTTGAATCGCTTGTACAAAACGCGACAATTCAACCTGTTCACCTCTGCCAATGTTGTACATATCACGTGGAGTCATGTTGTTGAAAACACATTCAATGCCATGAACGATATCATCGACATAAGTAAAATCTCTTTTCATTTCGCCATAATTATACAAGGTTATAGGATTACCATCAAGAATGTTTTTGGTGAAATCGAACAGAGCCATATCTGGACGACCATAAGGTCCATACACTGTGAAAAATCTTAACCCAACAGCATTAGGAATCTTTGAGATATGAAACTGCGATTCGTTGATAAATTTGGTGTATCCGTAAGGATTAATTTGCGGATAGATATGTTCACTTTCTCCCCAAGGTAAGGGATTGCCGTGTAACACACACGATGTCGAAGCATAGACAACATTTTGACAATCGTTTTTCTCTAGTGCATTGATAATATTAAGAGAACCCATACAATTATTTGTGATATATTCATCAGCGTGTTCCATTGAATAACGAACACCGGCCATTGCGGCAAGATGGATACAAAAGTCGGGTTTAATGTTATCGACGATAAAGGTGGTTTCTTCAGAACTTTTTAAGTCTATCTTTTCAATTTTTACATTGTATTCGTCTCTTAATATTTGAGCGCGTTTGTGTTTTAAATCTGGGTCGTAATAAGAATTGAAATTATCTACTCCCCAAACTTCATGTCCTAATCTAGTGAAGTGTTTCGCTGCATGGAAACCTATAAAACCAGCTGCACCTGTAATTAAAATTTTCATTCATCATTCCTCATCAAAAAATACATCTTTCCCTTTTTAATTACTTCAGGGTTTCTTTTTTTAATATATTCGTTTTTCGTTTCGCCTTTATATAGGTCGCGATTAACAGAGAAAGATTCTTCACACTCAGCACCTTCAAAATTATTAGTCATATACTCGTGCCATGAGGGACATATCATCTGACCTTTTTTCAATTCCAAAAGTTCAGTCATCATTCTGTAGGTTGGAATAGCGTTATAATTCGTTACAAACACATTGGCGAATCTTGCGTGATTAATACCGTTCATCACATTCTTTGCAAAAACAATTTGATACTTGGGGTCGTCTTTATATTTAAAATACAATGGATGCCAAAAAGGTTTTAAAGTGTTATCACCCGTAACTATTATGGTTACTTCCATGATTTTTTAGCCTCAACTACGGTAGAATGCATCGCACGAATCTGGCCAGGCGTATCGATGTTATTAAAATCCGACAAAGAACTTTTACCATATTCGTACTCTTTTGCATTCTGAAAACCAAGAGATGTTAAAGTGTCAATCATTTCTTGTTTACCCCAGAGATATAAATGTTCACCCTTCTGATAAAGAAGACCTAGTGCAACTTGTTCTTGAATTCTTTTGTTTTGATGTCCTGCAGCGCAGAATCTTTCTTGCACAATGTATCTTTGATAGTAATGTTTGACAAACGGGTGATTAGATAAATCTTCTTCACCAACTAACCACTCAACAACATCGTATGAAGGCCAGACTGTTCGAACAACACCGCCTGGTTTCAATACTCGCATAATTTCTTTAAAGACATTTACACCTTGATACTTGTACATGTGTTCAATAAAATGTTCTGAATACACACCATCATAAAAATTATCAGGAATTCCCTTAATGGGTAAGTTAGTTAGGTCATGAAGTTTTACTGCTTTGTCACCATAATTACTACTAACATTTACTGCATCCCAATTCAAACCACGTTTACGATTCGCGGCCAATTCCAAGAACATCATATACACATTCCTCTTTTTTCTAATTCAGGCATACTAAATTTATGACGTGCCAAAAAGTGATTAATATATCCATCAGGTTGGCCCACCCATTGATAAGGCAAACGGTTCCACTTATTATCTAATTCTGTTACTTTAAAAACTGGTTGCGACAACTGAAGATTGACATACATTTGTTCGGTATATCTTGTGTGTATAACATAATCGTCTAGTGATGTAAAATGTTCTCGGGCCTTTTCTCTTCCTTGTTTTGACCAGAGTTGTAAACCACCGTTCATATATCTCCACTTTTCTTTTGGGTATAATGAAGATTTAGGAAACGTCCAATCGTCACCAAAAAGTTTTTTACCATAAGCGATAATACCTCTTTGGTCAAGTGGTACGTACATCACTTTTGATAACCACCCACCCATCTTTTGATGAATACCAACTTCATGTACCATCGCAACGTCTTCGATTGGTATATCAAAAATATTTTCTCGGGTGGTGATAAGCATATCAAGGTCAAGAACCAAAATCTTATCGTACTTGGAGAATTGTGAGTCGTAGTGAATCCTACTAGAATCTAGTCTGGGGTCTAGGTCCGGAAAGAACCTGTCGTGAAGCAACATGTAATCAGCACCACAAAGTTCTGCATATTTTTGTGCGCACCTAGAACCCGTCTTAGCCCATTCAGGCATTTCAACACCGCCTAGGTGGGTGTCATTCGCCTCATAGGGAATGTAGTACTGGAATATCAAATTTTTCATAACGAACTTTGGTTTTTAACGATAATTGTATTTTTTCAATAAACGTTCGGTTTCATCATTCCAATCGGTTTTAGATGCCGAATCATTTTTATTGTTCTTTTTCTTTTCAGATCTGTACTTATCGTTTCTTTTTTTCTTATTCTTAGGATCAAATCTAGAATACTTGGCCATTATTTTTTCCAAAACTTTCCTTGTGTTAATTTTACAATAACCGTGAAGGGATTATAATAATACTTAAATGTCCAATCGTATTTGGCATAATCTTTTTCATAACCAGACTTTAGTGTCCACTCACGTTTCCAATTATCCACATACATACCATCATGATAAAGAATGGCGTGACCACCACCATTTACTGTTACAAAACAAACCCTGAACTTTCTTGTCAGTAACATCCACAAAAACTTTAATCTACTTTGACCAGCAAGCAACCAAGCAACAGTGAGTGCATAGTCTTCACAATCGCCTTGATCTTTATCAAGACTAACGTCTAAAACTCTCCAGTAATCCGCTGCGTTGTATTGATCTTTGTCATACTCATATTCGAAGAGACTGTTTACTTTTTCTACTGCTTGGTTCTTGTCCATTATCTTCCTTGTCCTCTATATTTTTTGAAAGACGCTTTTTTCTTTTTGTTTAATGAAGCTCGTTTAAAATGACCACTACCAATTGAAGTTCCCTTTGGTTTTTTCTCAGGTCTTGTTAAACTAACATTAGGGGATTTTGCCATGACTTAATTCTCAGTTTTTAGAAGAGTCCAAATGCCGTATGCCAAGCCGGCCCAGGCCAACAATTTCGCAATGCCACCAAAAAGGATAAACGTACCACAAACACCAATCAACATTATTCCATCAAGTGTGGTTCTTTCACCTAATAATTTTCCTATGTATTTCATTAGATTGCCTCCAATCGACTCATCAGTCGTTCTGCTCTGTTAGTTACTTGACGGTACCATTTTGAATCACGTCCTTCTACTGCGGCAGTCTTCCAGTCACCTTCATTAGCTGCTGCACAGAATTTCTTGAAACCAGACAAACGGGGTCGGCCCATGTTGAACATCATGTTGACAATAACTTGTTGTGCTTCTTCGGGAAAGTCATCAAAAGTTTCAAAGAGAACTTTACATTCCGAAATAGCAACATCCAAATCTTTTTCAAATGCTTCCCACACACGTTCCTCTGACACCGAAGCTTCAAACGGTGCACCCCATTCTGGATCACTCTCAATGATTAAATGGCCTACGCCAAATGTATGAAGACCAAGATGGTCAGCGTATACTTTATATTCTACACCTTCATCAATCTTAAGTGTTTCGAATACCTCTTCTCTGTTCATTTTCCGTACCTTTGTTTTCTACGTTGGTAAAATATATATAATCTACAATGCCAATCAAAGACCTTTGGGTATTGATTTGGATTCGGACATTGAGGAAAAACTCTTCTAACCTCAGTAATCAAATCGGCATCATTAGTGAAACTATCCAGACTCACATAGTTCACTTATCACCCTCAGTTAAAATGTTTGGTAAATTGCCTGGTGTTTCATTGACATAATCCAAAGCATCAATCAATTCTTTATACTTTGCAATAGCGTCCAATTCATTTTCTAGTGTCTGCATAAAGTCGCCGTGTTCAGCAACACCTACTGGATTCTTTACGAAGATGTTCCAGTTCGCGATATGATATTGCAAACGACCTTCAAGGTAACTTCTCATTGTTTTTGAAATGTGTTCCATTATTTTATTCCCATCCATTCTTTAGTCATTATATAGTCACGTACAAAATCACTACGAACAATATCTTCCCATCCAAATGATATTATACTGAAATGCCGCATATTGTCAAGTATTTCTAAGAATGTATTTACGCCTTGTTTGTCTTTCTCTTGTTTAAAATCAGATTGGTGATAGTCGCCACAGAAAATGATTTTAGTGGCTTGACCAATCCTTGTAATTACAGAATCTAGTTCATGAAAGTTTAGATTCTGCATTTCATCCACAACAATGATACAGTTATCATATGTAACACCACGAATGTATGAGGTTGAATCAAATGCAATGTATCCGTTATGAGTTAATTTCTCATATGCTTTCACATCATTAAATAATTCCGTACATATTGCACGATAAGGCCCGGTAAATGCGTTGAGTTTGTCTTCTAGTGTGCCTGGCAAATACCCGACTTCTCGTGTAGGGACAACGCTGCGAATGATTTGAACTTTATCGTAAGGTGTGGATTTGTTCATAACCTCTTCGAGGGCGAGATACAGTGCAAGAAAAGTTTTGCCTGTTCCAGCTGTTCCTGTGAGTGCAAGATGATCTCCGTCTCTCCAAGCTTGAAAGACCTCTCTCTGTTTGTCTGTGATTGGATCAACCGTTACTAGATTATCCAAACGAATATTCATTTGTTCCGTTTGTTTATATTGTTTCATGTTTTAATGGTATTGCTTTTGCCGGAACTTTTTTTGATGGCTTTCAGGTGGTCTCTCCATCCATCAGAAGTTTTGGATAAAGTTGATGTTGTAGTCCGAACAATTTTCATTGGTTCGAGATGTACTTGTATCCATTCACCTGATTTAACCATAGTTTCTTTTTCAGAGATTTTCAAAAACATTTCTTTGACTTCTCCAGTCTTCAAATTTTTCATATCATATGTTGGCATATATAAAATTCCTATTGGGCACTCCGTTAAGAGTGCCCGTTAGATTAGGATCACCCCCTTATAACTTGTTGTATAGCAGCTTCTAAGAATGCTTGTTTCTTTTGCATTCTGTATGCTGCCTCCGATTTCCCTTTTTTATTTAACTTATGGATATAATGTCCAAGTTCTCTAGAATCTTTTTTTAGTCTTTCAATTTGATTTGCTACCATAGGCAAACTCTCCTGTTCTAGTTAGTGGGAATCATAATCAAGTCGGGATTAAATCTGGGTAAGCCTCCTTTACTAATTTTTCTGTTAATCCTTTCACAGGTGGTTTTTTGTTTATCATAGATACTAGTATTCTAGCATCTTCTGGGTGTACTGATTCGCAAATTTCAATGAACATTTTTTCTCTTTTAATAGAATTAAGATTTTCACTCTCTCGCAAACCTCTCACAAAATACTTGAATTTCATGTGTTGTTTGAGTAAAGTAGAAGGATATGATTCTTCTTTATTTGGAGTGTAAGGTACATCTCCTGAAGGAAGGTTCCATTGAATATTTGGATCAAAGGTGCCTCTAAGAACATCTCTTATAGGCATAATATTATTTTTTTGCAGAATATCGATTTTATCTTTACGTGTTTTAGCAGAAGATACCTTATCTAGTATCTCAAACACTTCTAATTTTTTCATGCTAATAGCCATATACTATTATCCCCGTCGCGCTAAGCTTCATTATACACATAATAAACGTACTTGTCAAGTTATTTAGATTTCTCTCTCGCAATCCATTTTTTGGCCACGGGTTTAGTTGGTTCCTTCTCGGTGAACTTTCTAGCCCACTTATACCCTTGTTGTGTACCCGCCTTCCAATTCGCACCATCACTATTATCTAGGACGATGAAATTTCTACCAAAATGCCCTTGGAATTTACCGATATTGTTCTGTACTGCCTGCCACATTTTTGATACTTCATCATCAGGAAGGGACCTAGCACGCGCCCTATTGCGCGCCAAGGCGGTTTCTCTATCGGTGTTGACGAATATCATTGCGGTATCATAACCAAGTCTCTGTAACTCAATAGACTGTCTTTTGATTTTATCATACTCTCTACCAGTACCATCAACGACGATACCTAAACGACCTTTAAGATAGAGTTCTTGTTTTTTACCAGTGAGTGTTTTTGCCCGGCCACGCATTTCTTGACCTTTGACAGAGAAAATATTTTCGGGGTTCATTTCCATACCAGCCTTCTTCATAGCATTCTCGAAGGCATCGTCGGAGTTCACTACACGCATACCCAATGCCGTGAGTGCGGTCTGACCAACGATAAAAGATTTGCCCGAACCGGGCCCGCCTGCGAGGAAGATTGCTTTGAAGATTGCGGGGTCGTTGACCCCTTCTGAGATAAACTGTTTAAAATTAATCATGAGTTAAGTGCTTAGAATGTATTTTACAACCTATAAAACTATTATAGTATTTATCATCTAATAGAACGTCATATTCAAATTGAAGTTTAGCTTCGTAATAAGAACAGTCGCCCTTTGTCTTACATAATTTTAATATTACTCTATTATATATGTTTTCTCCGTTCTCAATAACACGTTCTTTTAAAACTTCGTTTGATCCAAAGTAGTTACGCCAATCACTCTCTACAAGGGTTTTCTTACGTCTCTTACGGGTTTTTGTTACGGGGAGTATCTTAGACCTCCAAAAAAACTTTTTACCGATATACTTCATACCAGTAGTTTTTTCTTCGATACAATAAACAAACCCAACGAGAGAACGTAAATCCTCTTCGTTGGGCTCATATATTTTGTTTTCATAATACCAAGTCATGGCATTATATAGTCAGTCTGCTATCGTCCACTCTTCGTTGACATCTTCCCCGCACATAGGACAATTACAGGGAAGTTCGTCTTCGTCAAAAACTTTTAGCTCACAGACACATTCACACGATGGACATTCTAACGTATAGTTATACTCTTCCATTTATGTAATCTCGCAAAATCCTGCAGCACAAGCAAGTTCTTGTGCACCAACTGTCATATCAGACATTTCATATTCTGCGAGTTTATTCCAATCTACATCTTTAGGCATTTGTGCAAGTAACGTTTTGTATCCTGTTTCATCTGTGTCTTGATACGGAGCTTGTGTATATGTGTGTTCAGAGAACGGTAAGAACGACACACCACTCATATAATCAAAATGACTGTATACCCACGCACCAACATCTAACCACTCATGCTCCTTAACCGACACAGTAATAGATGGTTTATGTTCACACCAATGTTTCTGATAGACCAACCACATTTCTAACTGCTCAATGGCTGACATGTCAGTACGAAACACAGCATTCTTATCTACTTTCACCGGAAAGGAAAATACTGAAGTATGCGACGGATTCATCTGATCGTCTTCTACAGGGAACCCAGCATCAACCATCATCTGAGTCAGCGGATCTTTTTTGTCACCACGTACTGTACGAATGTAATATGGATTGTGACGAGCATGAATACCTGACGCTGCATCAACTAACTGAGACACTGTACCGGACGGTTTAACGCAAGTGATTGCAACTGACTGATTGATACCCAATAACTTAGACATATGTGCGTTAGTCTTAACCGCAATCTCTTTAAGTTTTTCTAAGTTTTCGGCCAACCCTTTCACTTTACCGTTAGTCAGTTTATTATCCATGATACCAGTCATCGAAACACCCAACAGACGTTCTTCCTCGCAGTTCTTTTTCCAAGCACTAGAGATATACTTAAAACTAGTCAAACTACTCTGGAAAGTCCCCAGAATCGTCGCCAGACGGACTTTCTCTTCAAGGTCTTCCCATGAGTCACTTGGGCGTACTACAACCTCTGAGAGGTTACAAAATTCACGTGAACGAAGAATAATCTCTGAACAGGGGTTAGTACCGAATTCTTGGTCTCCAACCTCTCTACGACCTGAGGCTGTTGCCATCATATTGGCAGATTGACGATTGAAGATACCACGCTCACCAGACTTAGAGTCATAGAGGGCTTTCCATTCGTCCATAAAGATACCGATGTCTGGTTTTTCTGTATAACAAGCAGAGTTATTGGCAAGTGCACGTTGGCCATGGTCATTCCACCACTGACCTGCTTTAGCGTGTCTCATACGGTCATCTGAGAGGTTTGAGAGGGATATGAGAGCACTTCTACGTACACCCCCTACCACTACTATCTCTGCTATCTTACATACGATATCGTGACATTCAACAGAATTCAGTTTGCGACCAGCAGCGTTCTTAAACGTAGACACACAAAACTCGAACAATTGATTCAACGGTTCTGGTCCTGATGCACGACCACCAAACGTCTTGAGAGGTGCACCAGCGGGACGTACTTTGCTGAGATCCCACATCGGAACTTGACCAGCGTATAATAAACCAATTAATTCTTTCAACGCTTTCGCCCAACCCAATTTAGAGTCGGCTACAACAATTGTCGTGTCTGTACTGTGAAACTCTTCTGCGACTACGGGAAGTTGGGAAACATATTGACGTTCTACAGAAAATCCTACACCTGTACCATTCATCAATACATACAAGATTTCGTCAAATGCGTGTGGTTTATCTACTGCAATGTAAGAACAATTATACCCAGCAATATTCTCACGTTTGAGGGCTTCACCAGCAGTCATAAGACAACGCATGGAAGGCATTACTTTCTGCGTCAATACCGCTTCTTCTAATTCACTACGCAGTTTGTCAGTTAATTTATAGTCACAAGTTTCTTCTAGATGTTCAGTGAAAAAGTCGAAGTATCTTGCAATCGTTTCTTCCCACGTTTCTCTGCGTCCCTTCTCAGGTAACCATCGTGAATATCGGGACAGGTGAATAAATTCTTGGTAACTAGTGGGTAAAAAATTGCTGGGCATAAAAATGTGCCTCCTCATTCGTCAAGGGGTTATTGTTATCGGTGGAACTATTATATATTATTCTTTGTTGTTTGACAACCATTCTTCAGCAGTGGTGCCTTCTGACTCAGTAGTTGCTTCACGATAGTAGACGATTAACTCTTTCTGTTGTCTAACATAACGGCGAACCTCTTGGAAGTTTTCTGCCATCTTTTCATAACCATCGGGAGTAAGTGCAAAAACGACAAAGTTGCCGTCAAGCATTTTTTCAATTTTCTTAATTTGTTCTTGCAAGTTCTCTTCAGTGATGACGAAGAAATTTACATTGAGAAGGTCAATCTCAGCCGGTAGAGGCGGTTGATAGATTCGTAATGGGACTTTCTCTGTTACCGTTACTATCTGTGGTTCCGGTTGGATTATCTGTTGTTCCTTCGGTCCCCATGACAGCCTTGGCATCAGGTTGCATCCCGTCAGCAGGAGGGGTATTATCAATATCCATAAGTTCTTTTGTATCATCTTCTAGCATCCTAAATACTTTTTCAGTTCCATTGTTAATTCGAGTCTCAATCATGCCAGGTTTGGCACGAGCAAGTCGGGTCAAGTTGTGGTCCTTAAAGACCTTCATATAATTCGATTTCTCTCTTGCCAATTCATTATTCGCCAAGGTAAGTTTGTTCATTGCTTCACCTTGTTTCTTAGCATTTTCTTCTGCTGCTTTAAGCGATGCTTGCGCAGTATTGACAGCAAGTTCTAACTGAACTTGGTTCTCTTTGAGAGTTTTGTTGTTAGCCTCAAGTTGAACCACCTGACCTTCTAATCCAGAAACAGTAACTTGGTGATATGCATAACCCCCACCAAGTGCAATAACAAATAATAATATCATATATGGCATTATTTTACAACCTTTTTTCTCTTCCCCGCTACCTCTATGTATCCACGAGTTAACACTTTATATTTTTTCTTCTTTGGAGGGCCTGGCGGGTCATCAGGTGGAAGTCCAGCGATACCGGAACCTGTAGTCATCGTTTCTGTAAATTGTTTGAAAGTTTTCACTTGTAGATTTCTCCCAAAGTAAAATGAATTTTTTGTCCAGTGTTGATATGAGTACCTTCGTAAATGTTGATACCGAAAACGTCTCCAACCGGAAAACAACCATCGTTTATTTTAATCTTGTCCTTTGCGATTACAATGTCATCCAACGTTTCAGAAATTACTTTATCGTTCTTAACACGGTAAACCCCAGGCGCAAGTTGATTTTCTCCAAGAAGATACCAACCATGTTGTTCTTCTAACATATCAAGGATGTCGATACCACTCTCTTTGGTAATCTTTTGTAAGTTCTTATCAGATACACCAAAATGTTCTTTGAGTAAAAACAAGGCTGCAGCATAAGTTCCTAGGCGTGAAGAACCGCCAGGAATCTTTTCTAACAATCGTTTGATGTTGTAGACTAAACGATGAAAGGTTGTATATGCACCACGTTCTTCAGAAGTATTCAGGTTTTTTGATTTAATGCGTTTTCCCTTCTCATCAACAATACCCAGTTTATAGGCGTCAGTATCTTCCCATTTCGTGACGAGCAGTTTTAAAAAACGAAAGGTGTAAACCAAATCACCGGCTTTTGTAAGTAACGACACTAGATTTTCCTCAATGATTCAACAACATGTTCGTCCATACGAACACCTATGTATTTATCATTTTCAATTACTTTTAGAAATATTAGAAATGGTTTCATAACAGGCCAGTGACGATTGATATCCATTTTATATTCAAGCATCTTTAATCCAGCAGGAACACCAAACACATTGAATATGACAATAAGATGATTAAGGATTAGACGTTCAGAAAGTTTACCACCCTCAATATAACGATTGATTAATCTTTTTACATATTTAAAACGTTTTATATCTTCTTGAAACTCGTCTGCATCTATACAGGTTGGATTATAATAATGTCTTGCTGCGAATAAAGGGAACACATCTTCATTTAATTTTTCAAACAATTTCATACTGTAAAACTTTCTCCACAACCACATTCTGCTTTAATGTTAGGATTTTTAAATTCTATACCAGTATTTAATCCTTTCGTTACATAATCCATTTCGCTTCCATCAATATAAACTAAACTTTTTGAATCTACGTAGATATGTATACCTTTATCACTGAAGACATTATCGAACTCTTGTTTCTCATCTACAGGTTCTACGACATAAGCATAACCTGAACACCCTGTGGGTTTTACGGCAACACGAATACCAATACCCTTTCCTCGTGATTTTAAATAGTCAAATATGTAATCAGACGCTGATTGGGTCAGTGTTATCATGTTTATCCCTGTAATCTTTTATCGCAGCTTTGATCGCATCTTCTGCAAGGACACTACAGTGGATTTTGACGGGTGGAAGGGCAAGTTCGTCTGCGATTTCGGAGTTGGTAATACTCCCAGCTTCATCAAGACTGCGACCTTTAACCCATTCGGTAAGGAGTGAGGAAGATGCGATAGCACTTCCGCATCCGTAGGTTTTAAACCTAGCATCTTCGATAATTCCATCATTATTTACCTTTATTTGCAATCGCATCACATCACCACAAGCCGGGGCACCGACCATGCCAGTGCCCACGTCCTCATCATTATCATTAAACTTACCCACATTACGAGGATTCTCGTAGTGGTCCATTACTTTATCACTGTATGCCATTATTCCTCTTCTTGACACCAGTTTTCTAAATGTTTAATATACTCACCGATACTGTGGTCACTGAAATTATCTATGCGTCCACTTTTAATGCCCATCCACATACCACGCAATTTGTCTTTTGTCAACTGCCATCCAGTTAGATTACGAACCTTGCCGTATGCGTTAATATAACACGAATTACCGTGATGATTGTAACCCATAAATGCAGGCGGAACAGTAGTCACAATATCATTATTATTTCTCCAACGATAATGTGTTACGGGTAAACTTTTACAGTACTTATTCCAACCAACGCGAGGAGAACCATAAGTGTAAAGTTCTTCTACCTGAACATCGGGAATCTTCTCTTTATCAAGTGTACAACGTGCGGCAACGATTGTTGCCATCGCAGCACCAAGACTATGACCCGTTACCCAAACCTTTCTCTTACCTACAACTTTCGGGTTCAGATCTTCAAGAATCATTGGCCACAATTCATCTACTTCAGCTTTGAAACCCTTATGCACTCGACTGACCGTCTCAGACAAAACTGGGATTGCTCGAAGGTCTGCCTTGATATCGTTAAACTCCGTAGGTTGAGTACCACGACAAGCAATGACCATATCATCTTTGTTCTGAAAACGATAGGCTTGTGCACCGTCTTTATTGTAGAATTCCACCTGAGTGAATCCTAAAACTTTAACAGCCTTCTTCGCTTCCTTTTCATCAAGATATGCGATACTGCTCAGATTTGCAAATAGTGCACTTCTTTCTTTATGCGATAGTTTACTAATCATTTAAAAACTCCAAGTTGAACTGTTGTTATAGATAATTTTATCCCCAAAAGCATTATCTAGTGTGGACTTGATATTTTTTTCAATACTCATATCAAATCCCTGCAAACATCTTTGTCCGTGAAATTCTAAATAGAACGTGTCGATGAATGATAGAGTATTATCTTTAATCATTTTCTTAAGAATGTCGTATTCCCCACCTTCAATATCCATCGCTAGACAAACTTTGTCTTCTTCAGTAACATTGTTTCTGACCCACGACGAAAAGTCTACTGTTCGTACTAAAAGATTCTGACCTGTCATATAGGTCGTTTTATCTTCTCTCAATGAACCACTATTTGTACTAGACCCCAATCGAAATGTGGCACTACCATCATAAGTTGAAACTGCACAATCTTGTACGATAACTTTTTTGTTATTACCAAATTTGTTATTCAATATACCAACACATTCAGGTAAACATTCGAATGCATGAATTTCCCAATCATCACCTCTAGCCTCAATGAACCTTTCTATAATAAACCCTTTGTTTGCACCACAATTCAAGAACACGTTTTTCATAATTTGTACCCTAATAACTAAAAATTTTATTTAGACTTCTTTTATTTTGCAATTTTTTTAATGCATGTGAGGTAAAGGACAGTTAGAATCCTCTTCCTCTCTACCTCTGATTTGCATATCTACCCAATACAGTTCTGCCACTATCTTATGATACCACATGCGATCATATTGGTCGTGACATTTGGCTGCCTCGTCTTTGAGATCTTGCATTCGCATTTCAAGGTAGTCGTGTATCGTGGGTTTAGTTCTTCGCACTTGTTTTCTTCTTTTTTGATTCAAGGTCAGCAATACGCGCTTCGAGTTCGTCTATCTTTTTAGTGACTTTAGGATATTTCTTTCGCCACGCTGTGGGATCATCTTGTAACCATTCCCACCCAAATTTATCGACAAGTGAATCTAAGAAAAGGTCGAATTTAGCATAACACCAAAGTGCCATGTGCGTGTCTTTGAACCACGCTAAGAAAGCAGCACCAAAAACAGACCCAGCGATAGCTGTGTATATCCACAGCGTATCGCCGAACATAGCAGTTAAAGTTTCCATATAATACTCCTAGATGTATTTTCTAGGGGTATTTATATCACCAGGTGTAACGAATTTCTGTTTCAAGTTTAGTCTTAGACTGTAGTCCTCGTTCACGTTTGCCTTCGAGTTTGCCTTTGATGACGAGGGTATCGGACAAACGAGTTTTATACCCCGCTTCCCAAGATGAGCCGGCCGTCATGTGTCCTGCTTCGAAGTACACGTTACCAAGAACATTTTTCTTCTCATATCCAAAACGAGTATGGTTTGTTTGATCTTTGATCGAGAAATCTTTGTATGTAACTTCGGATTTGATTTCTACGTATGGTCCTGCCTTGACTGAACACGCAGCAAGCACACACAAAACACCGATTGCAAGAATTAAGTATCGCATAATTGTCTCCCGACATTTAAACTAATACTTATCATTATGAAATCTCAATCTAGTTAAGATCCAGTTAAGAAATGATTATCATTTAATAAAAAAAAGGGGGACCAAAGTCCCCCTCCCGCTGAGTCAGATTATTACAAAACCAAGTAATAGTCCTATGTTTAGTCCAATGCTACACATAAGCACGAACTGGGTCTTATATAAAATTTCGCGGGAAATGAATTCCCGTTCCATTTAATCCTCCTCATCTAACACGATTACAGCGATATTTGATTTGTTCAAATGAACCTCAATACCACTCGGTTGGGTAAAAGGAATGAACTGCCTTTGGTCGTTCATAACCCAAGGGATTACGTCCTTGGGTTTCAATGTGGCATAAACCTCATCGTCCCCGCTTAACCTACCACAAATCGTGCCTCCATTAACAAACGTTACTTTAACACGCATGAGTCTGTACTCCCTATCTAGTCAGCGAGAGGGTTGTTAAGCACATTCTGGATCTTATCATTTAAGCGTTTTTCAACAGCTGTAATTTTAATCTCCGTATCTGTCTGTAAACTTTCTCTACGATTGTCAAAACGTTCAGTCGCGTTGTCAATCATATCTCTGACTTTATCTTCCATATTCCGATTCTGGTCTTCGATTCGATCCACATTTTTCTCCATCCGATTGAAGTCATCTCTCAGATCGTTCTTAATGCTTCTTGAGTAATCTATCGCTTCATCTAGTTTTGTTTCGATGACATTGTTTCGTGCTGCTATAGCGTCTGTATCGATATTCTGGATTATCTCCTTCATATCCATATAGTCTTTATAGAACTCGAACGCACCCCAAGTTGCACCACCCAATGTGGACAATGCCGTGAGCAAGACCATCATCTTGCCACCCTTGAATGTCATTCCTCCAAATTCTACCTCTGCCATTTTTTACTCCTCATCGTCAGCAAACCGCAAATTGCGTAGCTGAGCGACCTCTGCTTGTAGTCTTTGTATCTCTAGTCTTCTTCTTTCTAGTTCCAGCTTATAGAGAGTGTTACAGTTCAGACGCTCTTTGGGTTTATCAAGCGGAATAGTTAATTTCGCGTAAACCCCAACATCCTTGACCAATCCATCAGAATCATATCCTGGCGGGTCTTCATAACCTCCTCCGTAGAGGCTGTTATATGGTCCGTTCTGGTTTATAATGCCGACAACGCCAAACTCAACAGTGGTAGCACCGCCGATAGCGTTCGCACATTCTAATTGCCCAGCACGAATCCTGTCTTGTGCGTATGAACCAGACGTATTAGGCAATGCCAAGTTCAAAGAACTCGACTCCGCTAATGCTTGTTCACACGCAACTATCAATAAC